GTTACATGGTTATTAGCGTTAGTAAATGTGATAGTACCAGTTAAGTTTCGCGTTAAAGCGTGTGAAAAATCGTCTCTATAACTTAATTCGTCAGTTAACACCTGCCCGCGCGTAATTAAATTGCCCGAACTATCCGTTGCTATTGACGAGCCGCCATCTAATAGAGAAGACGGGTCGGGAGAAAAACTCGTATATGTATCTACGGCAATAACAGTGGCCCCGGTATCAGTAGTTAAAATCGCTCTTTTAAGTCCAGACTCATCAACTCCAGATATAGCTACTGGGTTATCTGATGGCGCAATACCGGTTGCGCTTCGACCTGATATTATAACGGCACCTTTTGCTGATAATTGTAAATCCCCACGCTGTCCGTCGGCAAATGTGGGAGCAGTGGAATTATATTTTCCACCTACTTTTACAGGATTTCCAGAGTCAGTCGCGGCACTTGCCACGCTGCCAACAACTTGCGCGTTAAGATTTGATGCCGTTGCTTGAGTTACGGTAACGGTAGACACTGGCGTTAGAGTTGTTATCTGAGCCGCTGTTAATACTACGGGTACAGATGCAGCGGCTAATGCTTGGCCTAAAGCCGGAGTTTTTCCATCTATACTTGAAAGAGAACTGTTTGCAGTCGTTTGATTTTCTGCCGTAGCAGCTCCGCTTGGTAACGCCGAAGAACTTACAACCACTGCGCCAGTGTTGACGGCCGTAATCTTTCCATCGATACTTGATAGGCTAGAGTTGGCAGTCGTTTGATTTGCAGAAGTCGAGGCACCTGTTGGTAATGCAGATGAACTAACTACTACTGCCCCGGTGTTAACCGCAGTGACTTTAGAGTTTAGCGATGAAAGCGTTGCCTCAGTCGATGCTCCACTTGGAAGTGGTAAACTCGCAGCAGAAATTGGAATAGGACTGCCACTATCATTCTTTACTTCTACCTCAGCACTGCTTGTAACAGTAACATTGATATTTTCCAAAGCAGCAAGCGATGTAGCACCAAGCTCTACTGTAGAACCAGAAGCGTCAACCTTGTCTGTAGCAAAAACTAAATCTCTAACATCAAGATCTGTAGCACTTACTGGAAGAGGCGTAGCTCTAATTTCTGCATTAGTCACTGGTCCATCTACAGTGATCGACCCTCCTCCATCACTTATTGGGACGGGTGATCCAGAATCATTTTTAATCTCTACTTCACCGATTGAAGTAACAGTTACATTTATGTTTTCTAAAGCCGCTAATGAAGTGGCTCCCAACTCAACTGTTGATCCAGATGTATCTACTTTATCAGTAGCGAATACCAGATCTCTAATATCAATATTAGTACCTGCTCCAACTAAAGATACAGGCATAGGATTAGCAGATGAAACATCGCCATCGTTTACGCCATCAATACCAACTATTATTTTAACTCTTTGATGTAGGGCTCCACCAATATCATCAGCGGCTATTGTTTTCCCCGTACCAGGTGTTACATCTATATTATCTGCCATTTATATTCCTCAGTCTAATATGACTCTAACTATTGAACCGCTAATTGTTTTATAACTCAATTTATAATTTGGTGAGCCATCAGTAATTGCAAGCAATAATCCGACAGGGGTCCCGTAAACGCCAGTTACTACCCAAGCATCGTTAATTGCAGGAGATACTGGATCAGATGTATACTCAGGAATGCCAGATTTATTTACTAAATCAAGTTCTCCAGTAATCGGATTAAACTTAAAACTCATGCTGTCCTCGTAACTGTATCAAGAATATCTTTTGACGATGTAGTGTAAACAACCGTGATCTCATAGATGACAGTCGTAAACTCACGATATTCATAAACTTCTGTAACAGAATCTGGGTATGTTGCCTTGATATTGTTTCCTACTTTTACAAGCGTCCAGTTAGCAATAGGATTAAATGCAGTGTTCATTAACTGCACACGTTTATTAACACCAGAATCACTAGCGTCTACTATAAACGCAGCGGATTCTTTGTCCTGCAAACTACCCTGTGGTTGCGCCATCGGCTTGCTCCACTTTGTTTCCTGCGATTCTAGCCCTTACATTTAATATCTTTATGTACCAAGCCACCCAGCTTTTGCCGTCAAACAAAATAGTGTATTGATATTCAGTTCCATCAAGAACGTTGTTCTTAAGCATTAAAGCCATGAGCCCTTTCGGGCTCGTGGCTTGTAGAAAGTGAGGAATACGGGCTATGTTACCAGCCAAGAGATTAAGAACCTGTACCGTTAAACATTACTCCACGCTTTCCAGAATCAAGAACTTTCATTCCATACTTCTGATAGAGCAAGAATTGTTTAGATACTGACTTTAGCTCGTCCATTGTCTTATACTGTGGAGCTAGTTGCATACCAAAACCAGTGTGCGATTTGTGGTAAAACAAAGCATCTGTTGCAGCAAGCTCTGTGTGCATCAATACTGTGAATCCGTAAAGACGTCCAAGCTCACCATTGATAAGACCTCCTGCAGATCCGTAAGAATCTGCACGAACGAAATCAGAAAGTAGCAAGACTGCTTTTTCTTGATCCGGTCCTACAACCATGAATCTGTTATCCATTGGAACGATTTGCTTATTTAAAAGCTTACGCGCCTCAAGAATATCAGTCTGTGCAAGAGTGTCAGTTGGAGTGTTTGCATAGTCTAGCAAATGATCTGGAGCAGATGTAGATACAAGCTTTAATTGTACCAAAAGGTCCTTATCAATTTGCAAAGCTAGCTCATTAGCCATCTCTTGAATGATCTCTGCTTCTACGTTTACATTAGATTCAACAGCAGCCATCTCTTCAAGCTTAGCGTAAATTGCTTTTGCTTTATCAAACACAATCGTATCAGCCGAGAATAAAATCTCTTGAGCTGTTAGATCTGTGTTCTCTGATTTAGAAGCTGCAGCGAATTGAGCGCGTCGGCTAATTCCTACTTGGCTTGCACCTGGAACAGCAAACTGAGAGTAATCAGTCACGGTTGGAAGCAAGATGCTTTTTTGTTTTAGTGTTTCTTGCACAATACCAGCAATTAGTTGCTGTCTTGTGGCTGTGATTTCGGTCAAGCCAATTTCTGCCATTTGTGTCTCCTTTTAAAAGACTGTTAGAGTTTTAGACCAGCCAATCTTTTAGCCATGTCCGCAACTGTTAAGTTTACGTTTCCTAAATTAGTTTGTTTCGGAGCATCGGCTGGAACCTTGGCAGTAGTGACCTTGTCTATAAGTCTTGAGTGTTTGCTAGACCATTGTTTCGCATAGTTCTCAAGTGCTACTGGATCAGGTTTCTGAGTCTCTGGATCAATTACAATCTCATCGAGTTTAATTAAATCCCAGTACTCATCTGACACCGTGCCTGGAAGTTGTTTTAAAAAAGCGTTCATCTTAATAGAGTCTGTAATCATTTTGTCTTTTTGATTAAGCCTAGTCTCTATTTCAGTACGCTGTTTCTTCTCAAGCTCAAATGCAGATTTCCACTGACCTTGCTCCTCAAGAATCTTTTGCTTAGCAATCTCTTCATCTTTTTGCTTAGCCTCAAATGCGTCTTCTAGCTTTTTAAGCTTAGACAGCACTCGCGTGTATGTCTCTCTCGAAACAACTTCTTTTTTAGATTCTTGATTTTCTCCAGCGTCATCAACGCTAGAAGTTTTTGCTGCGACTTGATCGCTTCCAGTGGCACCGACATTATCAGTGCTCTGTACTGTTGCCTTATCGGACATTGTAGTATCTCCTTTATGGTTTGTGTCAATTTATTTAAAAAGCTTATTTAAAATATCCGTAAATATGTCCTGCATCTGTGCAGTTATTTGTTTTATGTCTTCCTTTGCTAGACCTAGGTATCGACGTTGCGGCAGTCTCCCGCCACCAGTTTGATGGAACGCGCCAATTCTTTTATTGCGATCCTTCGTATGTCCTATGATCGTTGATCTGCCTTCAATCTTAGCCACTAAATCGTTTAATAGTTGACCTGTTTCTGTCAAGTTAGATTTCTTTGGCGTTGTTTCAGACGCTAGTTTTTTACGCTTACGAGAAGCTATTGTAGCGGGAGCTAATGCCTTAAACTTTTGTTTGCTACCGCCGTCGGTAGGAACTCCGTACCCTAATCTTGACCTGCGTTTAACGAGTCCTGCTTCAAAATCACCTATCTGTTGTAGGTTTTTACTTGATACTAATTCCTCTAATGCTCGTTGAAGCTTATCGTTAAACGCTTTTAAATCAGATTCAATACTCACTTCTCACCTATTTGAAGCGTAAAGAACGTGTCGACCTCATCACTTGATAGCTCATTAATGTCTATGCTCTTAAGTCTCTTATCAATCTTATCTTGTGCTTTTAAAACTGCATCAGCTCTTGCTTCGCCTTCTTCGTCCTTAGGATATTTATTTAGAATCTTTTCAAGCTCATCATCACTAATGCCTAAGAACGGCCGGGCTTTACCTTTAATTGGTGACGGCCTACCATACGTGCCTCTGATATTCCCATCTGCTTTTGCATTTTGCACTGTACCTTCTTCAAACCCTATGACTACTTTGTTCTTCTTCTTCTCAAGCAATTCAATTGATGCAAGCATATCGCCACTGAGAGTTAAATTGATATCGCCCTTTGATTTTCCTGCGGCTTTGAAATCAACTGATTTAACATATTCTTTTGAGTACGATGGAAACGATTCGCCGTCCTTATCTTTGTTCTTTAGAGTTCGTTTACGAATGACCGAAATAATCTCAGCAGCTATAGCTTCTTTAATGTCATCGCTATAACCATTTGGTAACTTAACATCAATAAACTGATGCTTAGTTTTTCCCATTATTGAATCGGTACCTCTGTGACAGCGGGTATTTCAATCGTGTTCTCGCTATCTATCTCTGACATAAGTTGATCTACTTCTGTAGAAGACATATCTGGATTAATCATTTTAATAGCTCTGCCTTTAGTAGTGAGCTGTTTGTCTAGTTCTTTAATCGCATCATCAATTAGCTTTGATCTATCAGTAAGTGGCAATTGTTCTGCAAACTCTACTTTGATTTCAACGTTAGGCGAGAAGTCTAAGTTAGTATCAATCATATTTTGTGAGCGCCAATAAGGGTGCATATTTTTAGCAATGAGTGTCCACATTTGTTGCTCTGCTTTTTGAAAGTACTGCACCTGCTTTTGTCTATCTTCAAACGTGTCCATCTCATCTACTATTTTAGAAATGCCAGATGAAATATTCTCAGCACTTAGATCACCAACAGATCCAGGTCTAATGTTCTTAGAGTTTAGCCACAAGATTAGTTGAGCTTTTATGAACTCCATTACCTGAGTGATGTCTACATCGGGCTTTATAGTACCGATCTTTGGCTCTGAACCAGATGTGAGATCTGATTTAAGATTCCAGAAAGTATTCGGAGCCATTACCATGTTCTCAGTGTCTACATTGATGCCATAGATAAGGCTAAAAGACTGAAATTGAACGGCGTAATTTAGATCTGCTAACAGCACTGGAATAAGAACTGTCATGCTAAGCACATCAGAATCAATCGGTGGCACTATGGAATGAAACGATCTGTTAACATAAACGCTTGGGATTTTACCAAAAGGGTTTTTCATTTCATTGTTATCAAGGCTTGCTAACATATCATACATAACAACGCCATCTTCTCTGACTGGAATAAATTCATCGTTAGTGTAGATGTAAAAAATAGCTTTATTAGATTTTGATTTATCGTCCCACGCTGTGCCCATTATTTTAATCCAAGCAGTTGGCTTTGTTGGATCATTCATGTCATCGCTATAGTAAATAAATCTATCTGAAGGGATAGCTCTTATTCGTGGCATTCCATCGTCAACGAATGGCTCTATGCTAACTGTTTTTGAGAGATTAAATAACTCGTTAGCAATATTAAAATAAACATCACACTGCATTTGCTGGCAGTACCAATCAAGTAAAGCCTGATCCTTTTCAGATGGCTGGCCGTTAACTAATGCCGTTCGTCTAGGCGGTTTAACATATATTTTAGATAGCTTATCAACGATACGTCTCAGCACATTGATAGGAGCGATGCGAGTCTTAGCAACTTCAAAAGCTTTTGGTGAGAGTTGATTTCTCAACGCTTGCTCTACGTATTTGTAGAGATCTCCCTCGTAGATATCAAATAAAATTTTATTGTGTTTTAAATACTCGGCATTATCTTTTACGAATTGTATTATTTTTTTAACATCAGACATTTAAAATCCTTTTTAAAGTTGTATGCTTGTACTTTTATTTACTTGAGTTGTGATAAAGTCCCACCAAATACCATAACCAACCGAATCCATTTTGTGTCCGAGGTTGTTCTTATCACTCGGATGTCTGCCATCAGTTTCTTGGCTACTTAAATCTCTAATAGTGTCGGTTAGTGTTGGATCAAATTCAACCCTGTGCTGGCCCAGTGAGTTCTTAAGATAACTATTAACGTGTTTGACGCGGTCCACTATTGGTGGATTAGATGCAGTGACCTCGTGTTTAAAGTTAAAGCCGTATGTTTTAAGCGTTTGATGAATATAATAATAATCTGCGTAGCCTGTTGTCGAAGCCCTAGCATTGCCAGATGAGTCGCCACGTATTTTAATCTGCCATATTGGGGCTTTGTGTTTATAGTCTTCACAGAATGCCTCGATAGTTTTCTCAGTACTTGAGTCTTTAAAGGAATATTCTTTTTTAAATGAGTACAGACTTTGGTAGCGTTGACCAATGATGAGAGTTGTAGGATTTACGTTAAAGTCGAAGTGAAGGATTACTGGGAGTGAGTCATTAATAGGTTCTTGTTTCTTGATATGAATGTTCTCATCAAAATTATAATATGCGAGCCCAGAATAGGATTGCCAGCTGGCTTCATATTCTTGCTTAAATGATTTCTCATCAAGCTCCCGTCTAGCATCTTCAATCTCTTGTCGGTCGAGTCCAGGGTTATCCAGTGAGTACCAGTGGTGATATTTCCATTCAGGATTTTTAAGCACTTCTAAATAGAAGTCGTAGGCCTGTGTGCCCTTACCATTAGGAGTAGTGGAGCAAATAACTTTACCTTTTAGATCACTAAGCGATGGTCTTACCGCACGCCACACCTCATTAAGATCACTCTCAAAGAACGCAAGCTCATCAAGGTAAGCTTTAAATACTTTATGCCCCCTGATTCGCCTTATCTTTTCGCCACCTATGACATAGACAAGTCGTTGCTTAGAAAATTCAAAGCATTGTTTAGAAATGTAGGGTTCAAACTTATATTTGTTTTTATAGAATCTCTCTTCAAGTCTATTCCAAATAATTTCTTTAGATGATTGATTCGTAGGACCAATATAAAAT